TCTGTCAGATCCGTGATATCTACGAAGATCCCAACGAATGGCAATTCTGGCTGCAAACCGGTTATGACACCCGTATCCGCGACTGGCATGAAAAAGTATACCGCTGTAATGAGCAAAAGAATGAATCTCTTGACCTCGCAGGAGACTATTGCAAGACCGGAGGCGTACAAGTTGATATCACAGGAACGGAGAATGCCGCTTGGGCCATCAAAGGCAAAGTTGCTGAACGTAGCAATGGTCAATGCATCATTGGTCTGACACCCGGTAAGTACACTATCGAGTTTACTGCTGTAGACGGTAAGACTAAACCTGCCGATCAGGAAGTGACTGTAGTGGAAGGCGAAGTAACAACCGCAACCGGTGCTTACACCTAAACTGAGATAAAAAATGAGCGGCCATTTTTGGTCGCTCTATCCTATTCACTCTTAACAATTACACTAATGAAAAAATATACTTACCTAATTCTCTGTTTGTTATTTGTGGCTTTGGTTATTGCAATCCCAGAGCTGCACCCTCAGACATGCCATCTTGATGGAGATACATTGACCATGCTGGCAGCTGGTCCGGCTTTCGCACCACTGAAATGGAATGTCGGTCAAAATAATATGGGTGGATATAAAGGACGTTTGCTGTTCGTCCCATTTGATGCACCCAATACAGTACCCACCGTTCCGGATCCCGGCAAAGCTGCAGACAATGAAGCACTAGTGACGGCAGCCGGTGCATTTGCTTTTCCTGCAGAAGGAACATATAAGCAACCTATTTATCTATATAGTACAGATGCAACAGTCGAATATAAAGCGGAGCAACAGGGAGAAGCTGACGGGATCAGCTATAAACTGACGTTAAGCTTCTTCTTCCCTGGTAATACCCCTGAAATGCATGCATTCAATGCATTGGTAAAAAACACAGCAGGCTATTACATCTTTGAAGACTCCGACGGCAGGCAAATGATCATGGGACAGCCGGGATTATATGCTTCTACTGCTCCTTCCTTCAATGGAGGAAAAGCAAGAGGTGACCGTCGCGGTACCACCTATACGGCTACCGCCGATTCCAATTACTCTGCGATCTTCCTTGAGACTCCCATAGATATGGAAGTGATAGGCGGATTTAAACCAGCTCCCGCACCAGAATCATGATCAGACAAGAACAACTCAGCCAATGGTTAGGAGACCGTCAGCGCAAATATGCTGACGGCCTGGTTCTTTTCAATGCTCTCGCAAAGGAAGCTATGAAAAAGAAATTTGCTGCTTACCTGGCAGCAGCTCCGGAAGATCCACACATTTTTGATCCGCATTTCACCCAGCTCGTTAATTGCTTGTCCAAACTCGACAAGGAGATTAAATTCTCCCCTTCCTTATATCCTGCCGCAATGGAAGAAATTGTTGTAGTAAAGACCATGAGCGAGGATGATCGAAAAAAAACGATCGAATCCAAGCAAGCGAATATCGCCTCCCTGGAGGAGTTGGTCAATAACCTTCGATCACGAATTGACAGTTTAGAGGACGACAGTGAAAGTCACGCAGATGAACTTGTTTCCCTTCAGGAACAGTTTGACGAGAAGATGTCAGAGCTATCTGCCTTACAGAACGAAGTGAACGCTCTGAACACACCAGGCGTCAAAATCATCACAGAAGAATCACTCAGCCCGTCTATTCGCAAGGCTTATGCCCGTATCAAGGAAATCGCACCTCTATATGCAAGCCTGCATAACGATGTAGCTAATTCGGAGATCCCGGCAGAAGAACGGCAGCCTATAGCCGAAGAGCTCTGCAAGCTCGATGACGAACGCCGCCGGCTTTGGAAACAAATCGATGCCTGGGCAGAAGGAAAAGGTGAACTGAGCCTTAAAGAGAAACGACCGGTATACAGTGAGAATGGTGTAGTACGCGGTATTGAGATCGCCCGTCAGATTAAACGTCTGAAACAAAACATTACTAACAGCCAATCTGCTGCTAACCGCGCCGAATCTCAAGGTAAAAAGACTGTTATGCAAAATGCCTTAGATCGTGTTGCCGGCTACCAAGAAGAACTGGCAGCACTGGAAAAGGAAATTGCGACGCAACAGAGCGCAAGTAAGGAATAACATCAGAGGCATTGCCCCTGGATCTATGAACAGTTCATGCACAAGCGAGGGCGATACATCTAGTGTTGTCCTCGCTTTCGTTTGAATACAACAAACCACTATAGTTATGCCTAAGAAAGATCCCACATATGACCGGATAGAACGTGCCTTGTTCAAAGACAGAGAGGAAGCATCAAGCATCCTGTCCCAACGTGAAATGGAAATTAAAAAACGAATGATGCTATGTGTCAGCAAAAAAATGGAAGATCCTCTGATCCAAGACAGTGAACTTGTCAACTTCCTGATGAATGGATGCGGAGGTAACGCAGATGCCGTATCACAGTCACAAGCATACCGGGACATCGGCATGATCAACAGATTAGTTGGCAACATTCAACTGGCCGCAAAAGCCTGGTATCGGTACATGATTGTCGAAGGCGGGAAAAAAGCCTTCAATATGGCAATAGACAAAGAAGATGCCAAGGGAGCAGCTGCAGCGTTGGACAAGATAGGTAAATACACTCGCTCGGACAAAGAAGATGAGAAATTCGACTACTCCCAGCTCGTTCCTCCATCATTTGAGCCTTCAGATGATGTTACCCTTCTGGAAGGTCTGGAACCTATTGAAGACCTTGAAGGAACCAGGTCAGAAATGCGAAGCAGATTCAAAGGTATGTTGAGTAAAAAAGCGGTGGACATTCGTCCCATCGAAGAGGAGGAAGAAGAATGAGTACACCCCTCTCTCCTATCTTATCTGCCCGTGAACGCCGCAGAAAGCAATATGAAGTCGTAGACAAATTCTTCAATAAGATGCAGCGCCAGGCGATGGCCATCAACGCACATGACGAGTATATAGTCGCATCACGTGGTACCGGGAAGTCCGAAGGTATTGATGCCCGAATTATCCTCCGGAATATATGGGAAATGCCGGGATCTTTGGGTGGTCTCATCTCTCCGTCATACGCCAAGGCATGGGGAAATACTCTCCCGGCAATCTGCAAGGCTTTGGCTGAATGGGGATACATTCAAGGCATTCACTATGTCGTTGGTCATAAAGCACCGGCAAGCATGGGATTCGCCAAACCTGTCCGTCCTGTTCTGGGTGAAGGCTGGAGTAATGCATTCCACTTTTGGAATGGTACGGTCATGGTGATCCTGTCATTCAACCAGGGAATGTCTGCCAACTCCATGTCGCTGGATTGGGTGATAGGTCCTGAAGCTAAGTTTCTCAACTATGAGAAGATTAAAAGTGAGGTGGCTCCTGCCAACCGAGGCAACCGGCAATACTTCGGTGAATGCCCGCACCATCACAGCGTAAGCTATTCCACAGATATGCCGACCGCATCAATGGGAAAATGGATCCTGGACAAGATGGATGAAATGTCCCCACCTCACATCAACCTGATCAGAAACTTATATCTCAAACTGCAGGAGTACAAACGCAAGCCACTCACGGACCATGTGATGCGTCAGATCAAAGAATATCAATTTGACCTAGATCTAGCAAGGAAATATCAGCCTCCAATCAAACCGCAGCCGGGGAAAACTAAAGAATATACCGTTTTCTATGGTGAATACGACGTATTCGACAACCTTGAAGTATTGGGAGAAGATTTCATCTGGCAGATGTATCGTAACTCACCACCGCTAATTTGGCGTACCGCTTTCATGAACGAACGCCTGTTCCGTGTACCGAACGGCTTCTATTCTGCGCTGGATGATAATATTCACTTCTATATCCCGAAAGACAATGGACGCCTCCGGAATCTTGGGTGCAACTGGGGAAAACTGACCTCCTGCGGCTGTTTGGGAGACGGAGATCTTGACTTCGATCAGGAACTGCACCTGGCATTCGACTCAAATGCATCCATCTCCACAGCTGTCGTAGGCCAACTGAATGACCACACGATGCGCATTCTCAAGTCATTTTATGTCAAAACACCAGGGAAGCTACAAGATCTTGTCAAGATGATAGCCGACTACTACCGTCCGAAACTTAATCACGATATAGTAGTCTACTATGATCATACGTTCACCTGGGAGTCAGGATCCACTACAGAAACTTATGCCGATATCATTGAACGGGTATTCAAAGAGAATGGATACAACGTGACGATGGTCTATGTCGGTCAAGCCCCGAAACATGAGTGGAAGCATCTGAATATAGACTTGACTCTGAAAGGAGATCCGCAATTTCTGTGGATCCAAATAAACTTGCATCAAAATGAATTTCTGAAGATCGCAATGGAACAGACTGGTATCAAGCAAGGAAAGAATGGATTTGAAAAGGATAAAACGCCCGAAGGGAGCGATGACACTCCTGATAATCCGGATGAATATAAGACGCACATAACTGATGCATTTGACACGCTGTGGTTAGGTATGAACTTCTATTTCACGGCACCTGGATCAAACTCTAGTGGTGTATTCTTCCTGAATAATAAATAAAAAAGGTATGTTTTATTATTACTTTTTTTTGCTTTTCCCAAATATTATTCCAACCTTTGTTGCGCCCTAAATATTATTAACGACTCTTTTGGTTTTAATATTATTCACAAAGCTGAATACTACAATAAGAAGATCATGGGCCTATTATTACTAAAAGAGTTATGTAAGGAGATCCTATTATGAAACAACATAAATTTGGTGATATAGACTTATCCGATCCCTTTTTTGATTCGCTTAAAGAAGATTATCCTGAATTCACTGAATGGTACACCAAAAAAACTAAAAGTGGTGCCAAAGCTTTTGTCCCAAAAGAT